GCGCCAACTGTTCGTCGTATTATCCAACGTCATGGATTCCACAAGCTCCGCAGTTCAAGCAGCTTTTGTGGCCTGCACCATCGGGAAAATCGGTTTAACTCTGTATAAAAAATGGATGGCACCCCGGTGGGCTGCTGACCGCTATCTGGCTAAAGCTGATGCTACAACCCGTGTGATCATGGAAGAGGTTGAGAATGGACATGACTTTGAAGTCCATCAACTCACAGTCGACATATCCTCTCAGACCATGGACACTCCGGAAAATAGCACCACCAAACGTCGGGTTCGGTCTAAAGCCCCCTTTCGTGCTTACCTTGTGAGGTCTGGCAAGGCTAAATTTGGTCTCATGAAGCGAACACCCGCCAACGTCATGTGCGTTCGCAAATACTTGTACGACCTATGTGTTGTGCATGGGGTGATAGCACGACATATTTGTGAGAACGTAGACATTGCTTCAGAGCTTGTCTTCATTCCCACCGCTCATGAGTTAGAAACACTTGCTATGCAGTCTAGCCGATATGGAAAACGTCAGCATACAGTTAAGAACATCCTCTCTGAGGATGCCTCTGACTGTTGATGGGGCCCTGCTAAGTTGGAGGGGGTAGACACTGATCCAAGCGACTACCCCGGACTCACTCCAACCTACGCTGGGATCCCAAAACGACGAAAGTGTTTGTATATGGGACAACACATCGTCGATGATAATCTGAACACCCATAACAACTCTGTAGCCAACCTTCTACGTGGTGTTGGTGAAAGGGTCCTCTACACTGACCGCAATTTAACAAAATGTGCTCAACCATTGAGCGGAGTGTTTGAGGGAAGACTTGCATCGTACAAACGTAGAATAGTCCGCTCTGTGGGACGACAATCCCCTGTGACTCGCGACCAGTTCGTAGAGTTCTACAAGGGACCGCGTCGGGCCACTTACGAGCGAGCTGTTGCCAGTTTGGTGTTAAAACCAATCTGCTCGCGCGATGCTCGTCTTAAAACGTTCGTGAAAGCTGAAAAGATCAATTTCACCTTGAAGGAGGATCCAGCGCCTCGGGTAATACAACCCCGGGAACCTAGATTCAATGTCGAGGTTGGAAAGTATTTACGGCCAATAGAGCACAAAGTCTATGATGCTATAGACGACTTATTCGGATCGCCCACTGTTATGAGCAAATATAATTCAGTACAAACGGCTAACATAATACACGATAAGTTTAGTTCCATCTTCGGCTGCGCCGTGGTTGGGCTGGACGCTAGTAGGTTTGACCAACATGTGTCAGAGCAAGCTTTGAAGTTTGAACATTCCATATATGATGGTATATTTAACTCTGGAGAATTACGCTGGCTTTTGAAGCACCAACTTCACAACCACGGGTTTGCCAAAGGGAATGACGGATGGTTCAAATATCAGAAGAAAGGATCTCGTATGTCTGGGGACATGAACACTTCCCTGGGTAACAAGCTGCTTATGTGCATGATGTGCAAATCCTACTTGGATAGCCTCAAGATACCTTATGAATTTGTTAATAACGGTGATGATTGCCTTGTATTTATATCCAGAAAACACCTACCTAAACTCGAAACGCTTGACCAATATTTCAAAGACTTTGGATTTAAAATGAAATGTGAACCACCGGTCTTTGAGGTAGAACAGATTGAGTTTTGCCAGTGCAAACCCGTTCTGTGCAACGGCATATGGCGAATGACTCGCAACATTCGCACTGCCTTAGCAAAGGACTGCACATCAGTTAACCTCGGACATGACATAGAATTATTCAGGAGATGGTTACATGATGTGTCAGCCTGTGGAGCAGCATTTAGTGCTGATCTCCCTGTCTTAGGATCTTTCTACCGCATGCTAGGCCGTTTTGGCATCGCAGGTGAGTACGAAGGTCATAAGAGCGAGTTTGCAGCATACAGGTCAATGAGCAGAGGGGTGCATATACCATACAATGCCCCTAACGCCCAAGGAAGGTATAGTTTCTGGTTGAGCACAGGCATAAATCCAGAACAGCAGGAAATAATTGAGAATTATTTTGACACTGCTGTCTGGGGCGGCGATAAGCGCCAAATTATCAACAGCATAGACTATATTATCACACATGGCCGGAACTAAACGAACACAGCGCACTGCACGAGAGACTGTTGATCAGCATTCTCAACGATCGCCTCGCGTAAACCTTAGAGCGCGGCTCAACGAAAACGTCAGCTATATTTCTGGAAATGAGTACAACACTGGTGCAATTGTGCCTAGCGGGTCTAGCCTGGGTTACGGGTCAGTTTCGCTTGCGCCTGGCAACCTTGCAGGACGAGCCAACGCCGCCATCAACGGCGTTGGTAGGTTCTTCCAGAAAGGATTGTATTTACCTGGCACTTTTGTCAGGTACATTCCTTCTGTTGGTCTCAACACTCCTGGCAATATTATTATTGCGTGGTTGGATAACCCTGATATGATCAGGGCTTGGAATCTGTTGTCGGCAGGAGCACATCTGAATTTTATTCGTGATGTATCAAATGCTAAAACAGGGCCTGTGTGGCAAGAACTTACTGTCCCACTCACACAACCGCCTCGCAGGAAGACATTCATGGTAGACCCACAACTCAATTTCCAAAGTAACACTGAGGTTGACTTGAGCTGTCAAGGCCTCTTTATCTTTTGTGTGTTCGGCACCGACATCAGCCTTGCCGATGACAAAACTTATGGCCAGCTCTTGGTACACTGCAAGATGAGATTTGAGGAGGTGAAGTCATTTGTCACTCCGCAGTAGCGCTAGTACCAACTAGCGAGTTAAAATCGAAACGAATGCCACTCAATGGCCTTGCTCGGAGAGGGGATTTAGGTAACCTTGGCGGGTTCTCTTCATGTAAACATACGAGTTGCATGCACCTAAATAATGAGCTTGGAGACGGAGACATTTGTTCGAGGTGTGGGAAAGACCTGGCGGAGACGTCAGCGAGGGCCACCACACCATTGAGTTCGACATGACCCTTCGGGGCGCCCTGTAAACATACGAGTTGCAT